ATTGGCACACCTGACATTGGCGTTATTTGCATACCACCGCTGTCGCGTTTCTTTACGGCCTTTCTCTTAGGTCTGGCTTTCTTTTCCACTTTAACAACTTTCTTCTTCTTTTGCTTCTTCTCAGATTTAGACATTGTAATGTAGTTTTGTACCCCTCCCCTAGTACACTGCTCTACTCTTTGTGACTTGGTGTCATTCAGTTTCAACAATTCAGTAGCTACTGCCACCAATTCATTAACCTCTGGATGCCACCGCATCTCCAATTTGTATTGCTCCAACCTCCCCGGTATGTCGTGAACAGCGTATAGCAACCTATACGTCATCCGCGCCCAATTCTGGGGAACCCCTTGAACTACATCATCTACCTTCTTAATTCTAGTACTGCAAAACTCGAAACCATCTTTGCAAGGTTTGTACATCTTCGCTACGTGCCCTAACTTTCGGTATGCCTGTGTGACTTCTTCCGGAACGCCCTCATTGTCTTCTACGGAATCATCTCCCATAGCGAACACTGACTTAGCTCCGACTAGCAGCCCCACAAACACTCTAGCCCTTGAGTTTCCAGTACTCGTATTGTAGCTTCCGCTACACCGCTTTCCCGGATACCCTTGGGCTATCAACCGTCCGTCCGACAGCATGAACAACGTCCACATCTCACAATGGGCTCTTGCACGCAGCGCTGTGTGGTATGGGGTATTTTCCATTCCGGCTAACCGGGCTCTGAAATCTGCCTCCCACATCATCTCCCACCACTGCATGCTGAAATCCCATCCAGACATATCCGCCTCAAAAGGGCTCTTAAACCCCTCCCATCCCTCATACAGTTTAGACAACGACACGTCGTCTAAACCCATACCTGGTTTGGAAGGAATAGTGGCCCAATTGGCTATTTCCATAGCATTCTGCCGACCATACAACACTCTTTCACACAACTGATCTACCAGTGACACACTGGAGATTAGCCGTAGTCTTCCTTCTTTAATCTTATCGGGGTTATGCGGCTCATTCTTAACAAACACCCTCACCGGATCGCAAAGCCCCATCTCAGCGCTTGCAAAAGCGCCTTGAGGGGGACTAGTGGTTTCCGACAAAAGGATTAACCTGGTTTTCACCAAATCTTTAAGTAATGGCCCAAACTTCTCTAAGACGTCCGAATTCTTTGAGCATTGTAGTGCCGCGAAAGGCATGCCTGGAGATGAGTCCATCTCCACCTTGGTTATGGCCGACTCGTACGAGTAGTTGAATCCCG